GACCATCTTCTTGCCTGATTTCTTTGCTTCTGCTTTAGCCATAGCCATACCTTTTGCAGTATATGGATATTCTTTCTTTCCGACCTTTGGCATTATTTCTTCTTTCCGGGCTTCTTCTTGCCCTTTTTTCCGTATTCCATCATGCGTTCTTTTTTGCCCTCAGACTTTTCGTGCTTCATCTTTGCCTTTTTGGACTTGTACTTTTCGCCTTTTGCTGACATCTGCCTTCTCCCTTTGAGTGATTACCTTGACTTTTCCACCTGTGTTTATGTCAAACGAAGCGGAAATCTCTATTGCTTTTCTGGCCTCATTGGCCGCTACTTTTGTATTCGTTATTGAAATCGTAGCTCTTGATAGAGAACCTGCTGCATAGGATCCACCAGATCCAACTGCATATATTCCTCGATCATCTCTGCACCAAGAGAAGTCATTGTCTATCTGATAGATCCTGCCACGGATACATATAAGGGCATCAAAGCCAGCATCCTCATTAGGCATTCCATCTTCCTTCTTTGGAGAAGGATCGTATCCATAATCTGCATACGCTTGACGAAGTGACGGAAGAAGATCCGTCATCATAAATTTATCTAAGTTGACCACCTTGGGTATCTTCGGTGGATTCCAACTAAAGTTTGCTATATCCCCGGCGATTGCATCGCCAGCAAAGGCAAATACATACTCGCCTTTTTCTATGACCTTATCCATACCAGTTGCTATGAACTTCTGGCCACCTGCCACCATCAAGGAATCCGCTGCTATAAGGCCCCAGCCTTTGCCTTGGATTCCAACGATGGTTGTCATGTCTATTCCTTAAAACTATTGGTGTTGGCATCGAAGGCTTTACCAGCCATATTCGATAACTCAACAGCTCCTCGAATGTCTTTCATATTCGTTGTTGCTGGTTCAATGCCTTGGTCAATCGCTGACTTGTAAGCATTGAGTTCTGCATCCCAAGACTTCTGAGACATCGTTCTCCTGCTATTGGCATCACCTGTATTAACTTGTAGACCTGAAGCTCTTAGGCACTCTCCCCAGTTTTCGTGATCTTGTGTGGGGCAACCTGTTCTACACGGCATTATGACCTCAATACTAGAAATCCACTATGTGCTTCATCCGATGCTGCATCGGCTTCTGCTTGAGTCTTTATTGTATATCCAAGACCTACCAAAACATCTTTAACCGCTTCGCTTACGACATGGCTTCTTCCACCGAGGAAGACATAATCGTAGTCTTTCAATTCATCTTCAGTTACTGCTCGAGATGTAGTCACAGTTGATCCATCAATCAAGACTGCCACTCCTCGTGGAGATACAACTCTCCTCCACCACTTGTCTCGTAGTGGGAAACCTTCCATCACTTGCGGTGGGTAAAAGGTATAAGTTGCCATTTCTCTCCTTTAGTAGAGAGGGGGTGAGTTGCCCCACCCCCTCAACTAATTAGCTCCGATTAAAGAGCAGATGCACCAGTTTCCAAACGGCAAACTGCTGCATCACGGAAGATGCCCCAGCCACCGAAGTACTTCCAGCCGAGTGCTGACTTACGGCGAAGGATGTCGATCTGAGGTGCAATGACGGTTTGTACATCATAAACATTAGCCTCAAGAAGAGCTTCCTTACCAACTGCAACAGCCTTGTAAACAGTTGCAGATGCTGCACCTTCAGCAGCAGAAGGAACACGAGTTGTCTGAACAACTTGGAATCCTTCAAGAACACCGATGGTGCCAGTCAATAGGTTGCCAACATTCTCGGTTGTGTACTTGTGAATGTCAACAAATCCGCCTGATCCGGTTTCGGCACGAAGGTCGAAAGCCTGACGAGGGTGGATGAACAAGGTGTAAAGATCACCGATACGAGGCTGTGCTGATGCCTCAAGAAGGGTGGTCTGAGCCTTACGAAGCATTGTTGTTGAAAGAACATCAGATGCTGTAAGAGTTGCTGTTGATGTACGAGTTCCGCCGTACTTAACAACAGTTCCGCCTGTAAGGGCAGTAGCAACAAGCTTGTCGAGAGTATCGGCAGCGTTGTATGCAATAGCATCACCGATCATTGTGTCAATGTCAGAGAATGCTGCAAGGTTTACCTTCTCAGTTTGCTCAACTGCATTACCGTATTCGGTAACAGTTACAGTAACTTGAGATGGGTTACCCAATGCAACTGGAGTTACATCGGATGTTTCGGTTAGAGCTGTGGTAGCAGCAGTCAAGTTGTCGTAAACGGCAAACTTGAGAGTTGTACCCGGGTTGGTCATAGAGACAGGGCGTAGATCTGCAACAGAACGCATAACAGGAAGTGAGCGGAGTGCAGCACGAACATATGTGTCATATGCATTGACTACGAGGTTGCCTAGACCAGAGATTTGTGTAGTTGCCATTTGGCACTACCACCTTTCTATGGGTTAGTAACCCTGCTTACCTAGATCAGCAAAGAGTTGCTTGAGGGCTTCTGGCCCCTTTGCAGCAGCTTCTTCCATCTGGGCTTGAATCAATCGTTCTCTGTCGGCTGTGAGACCGGCATCGACTGTTGACTGAGCCTTGATGTAGCTTTCCTTGAAACCTTCTGGCAAGTTTGGGTTTGGTTGATTTGAACTTTGACTTGAGACACCGAAGACTTCTCCGTTTTCTTCAAGCCATTTCGACAACGATTCCTCCGTGAGGTCGATGTCCTGCGGAATGAATGAAGCAATCTTCGGATTCACTCCTCGAGCCGACAAGGTTTCTTTGATAGTTCGATCTCGTTTTTCCTTACGCAGTTCGGCAAGCTCTGCCTGAATTTCCTTCAGTTGCTTGTCTTTTTGCTTATTTGCTTTGCGTAGGTTGGTGAAGCTATCTTCTTGACCTTCGTTTTCGAAGTCATCCTCATCGTATTCGTAATTGGACATTTGTCCTACTCCCTTTTTGTTTGTTTGTCGCTGGCCTCAAATAGATCGGGGAATCTACTTGGCTCCAACTTCCGGGCTAATACTCACCTCAAGTTCCGGCATTTCAAGAGATGGAGTGGGTGTCTGGGTCTCGAACCCAGATGATTGCCAATCACCCTGTCATTCAATTATTGGGCCCTTTGCCTCAATGCTCTTTGACCTACTCCTGAGGTGCCAGAGAACTGTGCAAGGTTAGTTGCTTTTAGTCTTTCCATAATTTGCTGTGATGCAGTATCTGCACCGAACTCAGCAGCAATGGCTTCCTTGGCTCCGAAGTTCTCACCATAGATCTCAGCAAGGTTTCCGTATTGCTGGATGTTCTGTGAAACTTGTGAATACTTCTGGCGTTGAGTTCCATAGGCAAGAGATCCTGCACCGTATTGCTGTGCAATATCTGCTTGTTCCTTAGTCAAACCTTCTAGCAATGCAGCGGCAGTATTGAGATTCTTACCGGTGATTGACTCAAGGATTGGCTGACCTCTCTCTGGGTCAGCAAAGTATGCTGTCAACATATCATCGTTGATTCCATAAAGGTCACGAAGTTGTCCACGAATTGTTGGATTAGTTGACTGCACAAAGTCTCTATATGCTTGGAATACATTTGATACATCGACTGCTGTGTAGTTGTTCTTTAGGAACATCTGGAAGTCTTTGGTCTGATCGTAAAATCCCTTTGGTGCATTGTATGAAGTAAGCACCTTCTGGTATTCATCTTCCATTCCAACGATTGTCTTCTCATCTAATGATCGATAACCAGCAGCCAAACGAGCTTCGTTTACTTGACCAAATCTTTCATAGTATGGCTGGGTCTGGATTAACTGTAGATAGAAACCTTCTGAGGTTGTAGGGATTTCGTCAAACTTATTGCCCCTGCGGTCTACACCTTCACCACGGAAGATCTTGGCAATAACATCTCCAAACTCTGGAACACCCATTTGAGTGAATCGTTCTGTAATGATGTCATAAGCAGACTTGCGTTCTTTGGCTAACTGATCGAGACGAGCCTTATCTGCTGCTGCTTGCTGTGCTTTAAGTTGTGCTTCGAATCCTGCTGTTGCTTTAGCAATAGCAGCATCGATTGCTTTTTGGATATCTTCTGGTGTCATTCCACCAGTTGAACTATCTGGTGATGGAGTATCGCTAAATGTTCCATCATCATAATAGGTACGAATTACACGATTTGCACCAGATCCAAGGATTTCAGTTCTAACAACTTTTTTACCTGTAGGGGTTCCAATTACTTCAGTAGTTCCATCATCATAAGTTACGGTTACTGTTCCATCAGCATTTGTAACTCGAGAAACAATTTTCTTTCCGCCAGTACCGCCAGTACCTCCTGTACCGCCAGTACCGCCAGTACCACCATCTCCACCAGTACCACCATCGCCGCCTGTACCGCCTGTACCACCAGTACCACCTGTGGGAGTTACGCCAGTTACATCTGTAATTTTGTCTGGAGCATTCTCAAACATTCGGAATGAACCGGGATCAAACACACCAGATGTACTTGCTACATTTGAAATAGGATTAGAGCCAGTACCAAGACCTGCACCAGTACCTGCTTGACTTGCACCATAAGGGTTTGTTGCTGTATCAGGTGCAGTAATCTTTACCTTTGTACCACTATAAAGAACTGTCTGACCAGCAGATGCACGAGCTGCAAGTGTTGGGTTATCTGCAAGAATTTGTGCAACAGTAGTACCGTTTGCCTTAGCAATACCAGAGAGGGTATCGCCTTTCTTAGCCGTGACTCTTTCTGCCATGTCTTATAGTCCTAACATTTCTTTCAGTTGTAGTGTGATTGTGTCTGCCTTACCTCTAGCGTTAGATGTGTACTGCCAACGACTGTCTTTGTATAGGCCCTGCTCAAACATCCACAACGGAACGGTTTCGTAAGAAGTTGAATTACCTTTAGCATCCGTAATTGCTTTGCCTTGCATAGCTTTACGGATGGTTGGATCTTCCAGATCGAGACCACCTTCTGGGATCTCAAGGATACGAACCATTGCTTGGATGTAAGGACTTGCAATGGATAGTGGAGATTCTCCATTAAGGATTCGATCACGGAATGCTGGGAAAGCAGCGATGGCTTGCTGACGAAGGTTCTCATCAATCTGCTCATTGTTAGAGTCGCCAAGGAAAACATTCTTAGCAAGGTTGTTTGCTGCTTCATCTGTAATGCTCAAACCATACTGGCGGTACTTAGTCTGAACCATGAGTTTATTAGCATTGATTTGCTGTTGAACCTGTGGCTGTGATAAGTACTTGTCAGTACGGCGAAGTTGCTTAGTAAAGTCTCCAAGGTCTGATGACTTGGTTAGAAGGCTCTGGAAGAGTTGGTCATTGACCGTAAACTGAGAAGCTGCAATCTGGAAGTTAGTCCGATAGATCTCAATATAGTCAGCCGCTGCTTGATTGAAATCAAGACCTGCCCTCATTGCTCGGGCAACATCTGGCTTGACTGTATCAAGTTGGAACTTCTGAATAGACATCAAACGGATGTCATATTGAATCTCTTCACGATCCTTGACCTTGGCAAGGAGTTGATCTCTAAATGCAGTCTGTTGATCTGATGTAAGAGTTACACCGTTAGCCAATGAGTATCCACCGATAGTGGCATTGACTCTCTGGTTTACATCTTTGTACCAAGTGGTATTGCGAAGGAATCCTTCGACATTGGCTGTGGATTCATTAACCTTAGCAAAGTCAATAAGCTTGTTGTAAATCGTTGGATAGTTGGACTTGAAATACTCAAGAAGATACTTCGATCCATAGGTACCAAGTGTTGCTTCCTGCTTGGCAGTAAGACCTGCTCCCTCTTCTTCGGCTTTTGTAAGAACACCATTGGTGTACTTCTTGCCTTGGTATGTACCTGTAAAAGGAGTACCATTTTTAGTTAAAGGATCTTTGTCGCTTCCTTTACCCTTGTAAACAATGTTACCGCTAGTGTTATTAACCTTCTTGTTACCACTTGAATCAACTGTAACATCTGGTGTTACGGTCTGATCTCCAGCAACATTAGTGGCTAATGGTTGACCACCAAATGGTCTACTACCCATTGAAACTCCACCATCGGCAGTAACAGGTGCAGGTTTTGGTTGAAGTTTTTCAATTTCAGCATCAACATCTGCGGTTGATTGGCCTTGATCGACTAAACGCTGCTTCTTCTCTTGAAGAGATTTAAGTTTGTCTGATGTCTTCTTGTCAGATTTAGCCTTTTCAGCATCAGACTTAATCTTCTTAATTTTGGATTCAATACCCGGAAGTGCAGCCTTAGCGGTATCGTAATTCTTCTTAGCAGCCTTATATGCAGCAGATCCAACCTTAGATGAATCCATCTTGGCTTTGGCTTCACCAAGCATTCTAGTGAAGTTATATCTCTGTTCTTCTAACTTAAATAGATCTTCAGCCATTAGAACTCACCTGCCAATCTTCCAATAACATCGCCATAGGAGTTGAGTCTCTTGTCAACTGCTTCTGCTTCTAAAGCAGGATTTTCCATAACGGTTTCTTCGATAAGTTGCTGGGTTCCAGCAGCATTAAGACCACCAGTAGTGGTTGAACTGTAGACACCCGGGCTTACCATGGTCTGTGTTGTCACAGATGGATTCTCTCTTTCGGCAGCGTTCAATGCTTTCACAAGCATCTTGCTTTCCTTCTCAGATGGATCTCTACCAAGGATTGCTCGTAATCCACTCTGTACGATTCCTCGAGCTGCTATTGGATCAGAGATGTTGTAGGAGATATTCTTAGTTGGGCCTTGCTGACCACGACCAGCATCACCACTTGCAATCATCTTAAGCATCTCTTGGTATGACATACCACCAGCAGAGTTTGCTTCTGCAAGAAGTTCACGAAACGCTTCAGTATCTTTCTGACCCCAATAGGCAGTCTGGAAATCAGACTTGTTGAGGAAGCCACCTTGAACCATTAAAGATTTGATTTGGTTCTGATCGGCTGTAGTTAGGAAGTCAGTATTCTTGATAGCAATCGCTTCTTCGTTTGTTCCAGAGTAAAGGGCTGTAAAGAACTTACCTGTGACATCAGTCTTCTTACCTGTCTTTGGATCGACATAGGTAACGCCGGGTCTGAAAACATTTGTACCCTTTGCAGGGAATGCAGTAGATCGTGCATACGGATTAGCTCCGACCGCAGGTGCTTGAATGACAGGAGCATTCTTATCTGGCACCGTTGGATTCGGATCAATCGAATCCGGGATACCGTCTTTGTCTATATCAGCCATTAACTATTTCCTGTCTCGGTAGCAAATACACGCCAGTACATTACAGAGAACTCTGGGTGTTCAGCGATAACTTGATAAGCAGATTGGTTGAGCCATTCAGCCACATTGGCTACTGACTTTCCAGTAAGAGTCTTGAATCCTGCTTGTGCCACAGATTCCAATGCTGCTTGACGATATAGCAAGAACTTAGCCAAGCCCTTACCTGATTCAGTCTCTGCAAACTTTGGATTATCTAGTGCAGCAGTTACTTCCTTGACGAGTGTCTCACGAGGAACACCAGCAGCTCTGAAGTCTGGTTGTCCACCAAACTCATCATCGAGTGCTGACTTCATCGTCAAGTAAACTTGATTAGCCATCTTAGGTTCTGCACCTTGCTGAATGGCTGTTGTCATATCTTGTTGAAGTTTAGCCTTACGAGCCGTGTAAACATATCGAGCCGCTTCCATCTGCATTTCGGCAGGTGATAGACGGAATCGCTGTCCACGCTGTTCTTGCCACTTTGCAAACTCTTGTGAGTATTGTCCACCGGGGAAGAAGAGGGCAAACGCATTTGGGAACTGGTTTGCATCATCACGGTTCGATGTATAGAACTGCCATGCTTCATCAGTAGGTGTAATACCACCACGAGTTCCAGATACCAATGAGAACAATGCGTTGTAGCCATACTTTTCTGCCCACTTAGCAACCGCTAGTTCGTAACTATCTGGGTTGTTAGCTCTCATCTGGATGAAGTCATTGAACATCAATGCCTGTACATGGAACTCCCCTTCCTTGTCTTTAGCAAGGATCTGTGGAGAGATAGCTCCGGGAGAAAGGTTCTGGGTAATACCACGCCATAAGGCAAGGACTCGGTTGACTCGACCAGCATCTTCAAGCAATCTAGCCTGAGATTGACCGTCAAGAGGGAAGTCTCCGTACTCACCAGTAGATGCAAGGTATGCCATCAATGGTCGAAGGGTAGAGACATTCTTTGCCTCATAGGAGTCCATACCAAGGCCGTAGAGGATACGAGAAGCCCATGCTGGGGTGAAGGTCTCAATGAGACCTACCTTGCCCTCTGGGGCCCCGAATGGGTAAATGATGTCTCGTAGTTGGTCTGCAATCCAGCCGTTCTGATCCTTGATGTATCGACCTAAGGAGAGCTGAATAGCAGGGCCTACACCCGGCAATAACTCGTTAGAGAAAGCAAGGTTCAGAGATGGGATCGAGAGAGATACCGGCATACCCGGAACCTTCTCACCTGTGACTGTTCCAAGCATTGCACCAAGAATGTTGCCAGCAAGTGGCATAACAAATCTTGGATCTCCATAAGTTGGATCCTTATAGATAAATCCTTGTGATGGATCTGACCAGTTAGAGTTAGTCCACTCGTAGATAACACCAGTCTCTGGATGAGTCAAAAACTCAAAAGCATTAGCAGCCTTATAGGTACGAGCCTTACCTTGAAGACGGAATGTGTTAGCCACATCCTTAGTAATCAACTTGCTCCATACACCAATGGTGTTTGCCCATGCTTGAATAAACGGTGCAACCAAACGGAACTGAGCCGCATACTGCTTCTGGCGAGTTGCATCGTAATAAAGTTTACGAACCTGATCGGCAGCATAACGCTGACCGATAGCATCGATATCAGTCTTTGTAAGACCTCGATCATCAAGTGTCTTGACTGCCTCACGCATACGAACCAACGCTGGGTTAGTGGTACCAGATTTGATACCAAATACCTTGATGTCACGAAGTTCTCGTTCTGCAACCTTGAGAATATCTTCTGCTTCTGCCTTAGATAACAAGTTGAAGTTATCTGCTACGCCGTTCCAATACTGTTGCTGGAACTCTGGGCCAAGTGCTGCTCTCTTTTCGAGTTGTGCAGATAGACGGAAGAATAGGTTTGCACCCTTATCCCATTGACCACGAAGAGAAGCAACTGCACGAATATCATCGGCAGGAAGTTTCAACTGACCAATAGCAGATGAGACATCTGTGGTCTGGCGGTAATCCTTGAGGATTCGACCAAGCCATACATCTTTAGCAGTTGTACCCTTTGGATCGAACTTCTGTACATCACCCTTGATATCACGGATCTGCTTACCAGAGATGAAGTCACGAAGCTCTTGACGACCTGCTGCAAGGTTATCAATACCCTTATTGACGGTATCAAAGTATGCAGCCATAGCCTTCTTGGCTACTGCTTCATCAGGTGAAAGTAACAATGCACGATTAGTCTCATCGACCTTAGCAATCTGTTCACGAAGTAGTCGACCTTGCTTTGTTTCAAACATGAAGTCGATAATGATTCGTGAGTAGTCACGAGATAGATCGAAACCTTGTGCTTGCTTCTTGATAATAAACTCTGGTGCTTCTGAGAACCAAGGCTTGAATACTCCACCCGGTTGAGTAAGTCCACCTTCAAGTCCACCTGCTGCTAGACGAGCAAGAGATGATTCACGGTACTGAAGGATTGCTCCAGCCCATGCACGATTGAATCCTTTTTCGGTGGAGTCAATGAATCGCATACCAGTACGAAGTGCTTGAGACAAGGACATAGTTCCTTGACCAACACCCATACCCATGCCACGAGTCATCATCGCCGCAAACTGATCTGCATCGGATAGGAGTGAACCCTTGAAAGATGCTGTGTCTACTTCTTTAGCAAGTTCATCAAAGCGAGTACCGAAGACATTCTTATCGAATCGAGAGAACTGACTTAGGAACTTCTTTGATCTTGTACCTGCTGGGTTACCAAGCATCATACCGATAAACTGCAATGGGTGGTTAAACAATGTTGATGATCCACCAAGGTATGCACGAACCTGCATATCACCGATGTTTCTTAGAACATAAGAGACACGATATACAAGAACTGTCTGCTTGAAGAATGAATCGAAAAGATCTGTGCTTACTGCTCGGAACTGTTGGGCTGATGCATTCCTTGAGAGGAAGCGAGTCTTTCCAGATATCTGGCGGAAGGCATCGAGGTCAGGCCATTTAACAAAGTTAGCCAACTGAGAGTCGAGTAGTGGGTCAAGTGGGGAAAGTTTGAGTTTCTGTCCATCGATGATGTGTTCAACGGTTGAGGCTGTATTTCCATCAACTTGTGCCAAAAACCTTCTGTTAGCATCTTGTTCCTTCTTGAATACTCGTGCTGCATCATCAAGAAGTTTCAACTGCTCTTCGGTTAGATTCGGTGCCTTCTCTTTGACCAATGACTTGATCGTGTCGATGAAGATATTGAATCTTTCGGTGGATGTAGTCGCAGACATCATTGCCTTGACTGAATCCTTTTGTAGACTTGGAGAAGCCTTTAGGAACGGCAATGTGTCATTCATCTGACGAACAAGTTCATCAACATCATCGAGATGGATCAAATTCTTAGTAGGTGCAAATCGACCTAGAGGACTGTCCTTAACCTTGGCAAAACCTTTAGCGGTTACATCAAGGAAGAACTTCTCAAACAATGCATGGTGCAACTTGAGTGAGTTTGGAGAATAGATTCCAGACTTGAACTCTAATGCACGAGACTGAGAAGCAAGACCAAGACGAGTACCTGTTGAGATATCAAGACCTGCTTCACGAGCAAGGATCTGTAGAACTTCCTTCTCAGATGTAGCAGCGGCAAGTCGCTTGGCTGTATCTACTGTGAGATCGCCATTGAATGCTCGCCAGACATCATAGAAGTCATCTGGGCCAAAGTGAACAGCAACCATCTTTGCAACATTCTGACCCAATGGGCCAAAGAATGCTTTGGCTGCTTGCTGATAATTGAGAAGTGATTTCTCACCAACAGACATCAAACCAAACTCTGCTTCAAGAGCTAGTCGTTCTGCACCTTTAGTCTCTGTGATCTTTTCAAGTAGAGCCTTTTGCTCCTTGATTCGATCTTCAATCATCTTGAGGTTATCAAGATAAGACTTGTTAGCCTTGGTATATTCTTCGTTAAGTAAAACCTTAACCTTCTCGACTTCAGAAATCTGTGTGTCGAGGTTAGCAATCTGTTGCTGAACAGTAAGTCGAGGTGTCGCTGCTGCTTCAGTAAGTCCTTGAACCTGCTGGGTGATACCCATGCGAGTTGTATCAGCCTGTAGACCAAAGTCACGAACATCTGGAGATGCAATAGCATCAGCCTGAAGACGAGCAAAGTCTGTCAACTTAGCATCGAATGGATCAACTGTTCGTGGGAAGTAAGCGAATCCGCCACCACCCATACCACGAGTTGCACCAACATTACTAAAACCTTGGATACCTGATCTTTCATAAGCCAGATATAACTGATCCGTAACACCTGCTCGTTGAGCTGCTGCTACTAGATCTCCGTGTGTTGCACCCGGTGTATCGATAACATCAAGAACATTTTGAAGTTTTGCTTCTTGGATACCTGCTGCTGTTCCAACATCAATTAGATTGGATCCAATTTCGTTACCAACTCGAGTAGCCTGTGGAGAATCTCCAGCCTTGATAAGACCAGACCACTTGATAAGTCGTGGCTTCTGCTTTGCAGCAACACGAACTACAACATCTGCACCATCACGGATACCTTGAGTTGCAGCTCTTGCACCCTTCTTGAGTGCTGCTTCTTCAACTGTGTGGATAAGTCCGGGAGCCAACTGCTCTTGACGAGCAAGAGTTTCAGCAGACTGAGTGACTACATCAAAACCTTTATCGAGAACGCTTTGAACTTCTGCTGCACGACCAGCATTATTGAGTTCAAGACGGAATGCAATTAACTCTTCAGCCTTACGCTTATCTCCAACGAGTGCTTCAGATCGAGAAGTCTCAGACTTGAGAGCAGAGAAAAGATCGTTACGCTTTCCAGCGAGGTCACCATAGGTAGCATCGAGTAGATCTGAATCCCACTTTGCTTGGTATACAAGATCTCGATTACGAGATAACTCTGGAAGCAATGCTTGGTAATCATCTTGAAGTTTGATCAAGTCACCTTCGAGCATACGAAGATCACCAGATGCAGCCTTCTTACCTGCACGAACCTTTGCAAGTTCTGGCAATATCTCTTCTGCTTCACGAGCCACAGCCTTGATTGGAGCCTTCTTGGCTTCGGCTGCACGAGCTGCTGCCTTAGGGCCAATACGAAGTGTTACACCAAACTTACCTGCTTCTTTACCGATCTTGAGTAAACCAACACCGGGAACATAAGTCAATGGGTCAGCAGCAAGGTTAAGTACGAATCCAGATACTGCTTGGAAAGTTCTAGCAGCCTTAGTTTCTGGATCGTCAAAGAGTGCTTGAGTAAGTCCTGTGGAATAAGTCCAAGGAACTCCACCCTTCATCTTTGGGCCAGCAGCAATCTTTGCTGCAAGGAGTGCCTTACCTACTTCAGAGGTTACATCTGTTCCAAGAAAACCAGTACCGACATCAACACGACCAGTTCTAAAGAATTGATTAAGTGCTTGACCAGTTTGTGTCTCGTCAAAAGTATTTGAAAATGGTCTACCTGCTACAGCATTACGAACGCTTGCTTCGAGCATTTCGAATGGTGTAGACAAAAGCATGAATGCTGTACGAGTTAGTGGTGCAAGAAAGTCGGCAGGTGATCCCTTAGGTGTCTTGTTCTGCTCACGCAACTTAGCAGCAGCAGCCTTGGCTGCTTCACGCTGTTGATCGATGAGTGCTTCACCATCCATGGTTGCAGCAGCAGTAGCTGTGTTTCCATAAGGAATTGCACCAGATTTAGCAAGACCTATAACTACACCCGGCGAAGCATTTGGATATGCCTTTGCCATTCCAGCAACTTGCTGTGCAAATTGTGGGTTGAGGTAGCGGCTCTCTTGCTGCCTTCTGTAAACATCATATTCAGGAGTTCCGGGTAGTGGAATGTTTCCAACTACACTCGGCAGACTTCCTGTACCTTTAACTCCGCCGACTCCTGCCATTAAGCACGACCCTCTGCCTTAATTCGCTGGGCAAGTCGAGTGAGATCTGGATCTGGATACAGTTCTGCCAGCGACATGATCAGTTGAGCAGTTGGGTCTTGTGCCAAAGGTGGAGTTGGTAAAACTTCAGGGCCACGACCCGGGCCAAACGATGCACCATCAGTAATAGGAACATCTTTGTCTGGATTAGGTGTTGTAAGACTTAGTGTTGGTCTCTGAACTGGAACAGCGTTAGCAACTGCACCCATTTGTTCAGCAGAAACTTCAGAGGCTGCAAGGTTTACACCCGGTGCAGTTTGCAATGCCATGAGTTCTGAACCCTCACCGTATGCTCCACCCGGGATGTACTGAGCTGCTTGTCTTCCTGTGTACTCAGCCATCTTTCTTAGCCTCCATTTTTTCAATATCTTTGGACAACTTCTCCCACATATAACGCTTCTTTGCTTCGTTCACGGAATGTGAATGTACGATTCTTGAGAGAAGAGAGAAAAATTCTGTAAATGAAACGCTGATGTTGTACATCAATGCAACAAAAGCGTATAAAAAATCTATTTTCTTAGCAGGTCGGGCTAAGATAAACATATCGTCTATGTCATCAAACTCTTGATCGTGATCCATAGCCCGACCTTTCTAAGCGTTATTAACTAACTTTCTTTCCACCAGCTTTTGCTGGCTTGCCTGTTTCACCAAGCTTCTGCATTGCAGACTTTCCCTTTGCAGACGAAGCACCCTGAATAGGGCCCTTGACTGGTGCTGGGGCTACTTTGCCTTTCTTGACTCCGAACATATTTCCTCCTTGTTCGTTTAAGCGGCCCCAGTTAGGGCTGCTAATAGTTGTGACATTTGCGGAGATCCGCCTTGTGCTAGATCTGTCCGTCTTGAGAACTGACCGGGGCCAGCCACCATTTGGGAGCCAGCGGCCGGGGCCGCTCCCGGAACCATACCCATCATTTCAGGGGGTAATGGTTGCGAAGCACCGGGGGCCATCGCAGTCGCCGCTGGCTGTTCCTGCGGAGCAAATGCTTTAGAAACAATCTGCTCCAAACTTTCACCCTTTTGACGACCTTGGATAATGTCAGCGATTCGTTTAACCGCTTCTGTTGGGTCGCCACCTTGTGTTGCAAGCATTGGAATAGCCGTTGCATATTGCGATACGGCGTTGCGTAGAGAGTCACGAAGATCTTCGATATCAACCTTTTGTTCTTCTTGTGTGACATTGATAGAGAATGGAAGATTACGGCGTAGGAAATCACGGCTGATGAGTTTGTCACCACGAAGTTGTAATCCGAAGATAGCTGCACGATTAGGATCAAGTCCAGCCATGAGACCATACTGAACATCTACGGTGTAATCACCCTTGATGTCACGAGATGGTGTGTAGTTTAGTTCGAAAGGTGTACCGTCATCGGTTCCACGAATAACTTTTCGATCATTAGGGAAGACTTTCTCGTCTACCTCAAATGCAATACCGATAAGATTGATCAGGAATCTAGCGAATACTGCTTGTGCAGCCTTGACCTGTGAATCAAAACCACCCATAAGAGCCTGTACACCACGACCAGTAACGATAGATGCATCGATCTGACCTGTACGACCTTCTGGATAACGAGATCCCATGCGAAGTTCTCGTTCAAGATTAGATGATTCTGCGAATACTCCACTAGGAAGTTCGATTGGAACTCGGCGGATTCTTTCTGGAGTGTTAGAACGAAGCAATGCATCAGGGCCAAGAGCAAATTCTTGGACATCTGGTGGGATAGCAATCGGTGCTTCTACTGATTTCTTCGCTGCTTCTAGTTGTAGAAGAGCAAAACGAGCCTTAGCCATCTGTACTGGAAGCACATCATCGAATTGACCACGAGCTTGACCGTCAACAGTTGGGCGTTCTGCAATGTCAACGAGTACTCGACCGATGACATTTGGGGTATTTGAGAGAACCAGATTGTCAAGATCTGGGATAAAGATCATGTCTTGGTACTTATCGTGGTAACGAATCATCGCTACATTGGCGTTCTGACCACGATACTTCTGCTTAATCTTGTTTGTATGCTCTGGATACTGGTAGATAATTGACTCAACATCCATGATGATGGTTTGAGAAACGCAAGTTACATTGCCAAATCGATCCTTGTCATAGTAAAGACCGAATGGATCGAGCAAACGAATGCGTGGAGTATCGGTTTCAAAGTCAATATCAACGATACCTGCACAGAATCCATAGGTGTAATACCAGTCTGCACCCTTATAGAACTGTAGTTGTAGGTCTGATTTGTTAGCGTAATGGTTTGCAATGCGTGTACGGATCTCCGATTTACGCCTTGCAGCATCGCTAGTCATGTTAGATGAAGAGCAGTTGATTGCAGGGAGTGGGGCTGTGACTTCCGCTAGGTCACGAGCTGCGATATCCACCATGTTTGCGATAAGTGGTTTTGGATATTCATCAGAGAATTGACCAAAGAAAACATCCTGCATCTTTCCTTGGCGTACAGCAAGTACATCGGACATACGGCGATCACGATCCATGTTACGGTGCTTTAGCCGTTGTACCTTTGCTGCTACTTCCTGTGGAGTAAGCATTTAGTCTCCTTTAACCGATTCTTCTACTAGCAGCCCACTCGTCTAGGTTTACAACCATCTGACGATTCTGGTCTGATCGAGTTAAAAACTCATTTCTCATAAACTTGCCACCGTAATCTCCGTACTGACAGATCTCTCTGGCACGAATCTCACAGAACCAAAGTGCCATAACCAAGTCGGTTTTGTTCTTTGTCTCTGGTGACCAAGTGACAAGTTGGTCGATTAGTAATCTAACGCCTTCGTTTCTATCCGATGGAAGGTGAATTAGATTATCTCTACGGTGCTTCCCTTGAGGATCTGCTGATCCAAAGAGAGGTGCCATAGCTGCCACACCGAAGCCGACATCCCACTTATTGCGAGATGTTGTATGTTCCCGGAGCATCACTCCACGGTTGGCTAACCACATCCGTAGATTCTCATCTTGTGTCAGGTAGCCCTGAAATGCGTTTCGTTCAACCATCCATTCGGAAGGTTTGTACTTATCAGTAAATGTTGTGATGAGATCACGGATCGCTTGTGGCGAAGGTCGAGTAATAGTTGCCGCATCAAGTACATAACGCTTTTTACGGCGGCGATCTATAGCCATTACTACGGCCGCTGTATCACCAACGATTGCTGGGTCAAGCCCTGCAACGATGGTAAATCCTTCTGTCTCCTCTGGGTGTCCGGGGTTTCCAGAAACCAAAGGCCCAATCATTCTCATACGATCTACGGAGCCTTTTACACAGGTGACATTAAATGTCGAATCTTCATCAACATCTGCTTGCTGATAAACCATCGACCATGTTTTCGGATCGAGGGCTGATCTACGCATTGAAAGGTGGTGTCCATCCCAGCGAGGATATAAACCACTCTCATCTGGTTCTTCTTCGGAACCTTGCCATGGGCGGTCTGATTTTGGCCAGAGGGTTTTCCAGTCGTTCGGGCTTTCACCGAACTCAAGAACCGCCGGCATGGCTAGGTATGTCCACGGAGATTGACCTGTTGGGTAGCGTTCTCCGTTACGGAGTTCCCTATACAAGTCGATGGAATCCACTCGGGTTCCTAAAACTAAAAGCTTTCCGGTGGGCCCAAGACGAGTTAAAACTTCTTGCTGGATCCAACGAATCTGTTTCTCATACTCGTGAGCGTTACTCATAGTTACGCAGTCATCGAGAATAATCAGGTCTGCTCTCGCACCGTAGACCTGACCTCCAATACCAATGGCTTGAAGGGTAGGGTCTTTCTGATCGGAGTCACGGAGTTCATCTCCGAGGTAAACCTGTGTTGCTTGCCATGTAGCAGATTTGGACTTGAAGCCAGAACCAGCAGCGTAGGCAAGTTGTAGCTTTTGCCAGCCGGGGTGGGTAAGTCTTTGCTTGATGGCGTAGATAAATTCTGTTGCCTTCTGTTGACTCTTCGAGACAATCATGATTCGGACATTGGGATCCATACAGATCCGGTAGACCGGGTAGTCAATCGAGGTAGTCATCGACTTGGCGTGTTCAGGCGGAACATTGACCAAGACATATTGGGGGCGACCCTTTTCATACTGCATGGAGCTGTGGATCCACGCTGGGTCACGACCTTCCAGTAGATCGATGATGTTCATCTGGTGGTCGAAAGTTTCGGAGTCTAGGTACTCCTTGCGGAAATCACGAAAACCTTTGGTGAGAGATTCCTCAGATTGGGTACGGCCTTTAGTTACTCTGGCGGCACGAATCTTGTCGGCGTTCTCTTTGAACTCTTTATCGGTGGATCGGTAGTACTCCCAGAGTTTGACCGATTTGCCGACAGCCCTCATGGCTTCTTCGACTGTATAGCCTTGGGTGATGTAGCCAAGCACCTTCGCTTTAGTCTTGGCGGCTTCTTCTTGCCGTTTATTCATTGGATTCCTCGGTGTCTTTTCATTGGATCCACGGTCTGTGGATAAACCTGTGGATACAGAAAACGACAGACCTGTCCACACTCAACTATGAGTGTGTTAGGGGGTCTTCGGTCGCTAGAAGCTCCCTACGCCCCCCTAGGGGCGTGTAGGTCGTCTAATTACCTTGGTCGGTAATTATCCTCCTACTATGTATAAGCCGGGATAAGGGGTGTTTATCCCACCCTAAGGGGTGTGATTTACCTCACAGTCTATCCAATGCAGTCAAATATGGCTTTGACCTGCGGTTTTACTGTCTCGGATCCTATCAAAAATTTTAGAGTGGGTACATATATACACAGGGTGGTGGCATATAAAGCACTCGGGTCATTTTGCCGGGGCGTGTCGAACCAGCTAGTTTACATAATGCATATTATCGGCGACCAGTTTGGGGGCATTTTGTGGAGACTTGCAGGGCATGGCAGACCCTCAGGAACTAGGCACCTTTCAAAGTTCCCCAACTAACCAACCGCCTAGGGTCTCCAGTACTTGGCAGGGGGGGGCAGGGGTCAGGGGGGGGCAGAACTGGCAGGGCAGACCTTCAACCCTTGACCCATTGGGCAGACCATCGCCACGGATCGCAAAGCATCCACGCCAAGGATCGAGAACCCTCCACGCTTGGCAGACCCCAAGGGGAAGCAGTTCCACGCTTGGAACCCCTCGAGCTGGACTTCGAGCTACAGGAAAACCCTTCCCGAAATGCTTCCAATCTGACCCCGAAAATGGGAGAATGGAACCCTCGAGGGCATCCTCGAGACCTAGAGAAAAGGAATCAGAATGAAACTCAAGAACCAAGACCAAGCATCCGAAGCAATCCAAAATCGAGAAGCGTTTCTTGCTTCTGCATTGTGGGCAATAGATGGAAGAAGCAACACCTACGGAATGCTCAACCCTGAAGAGATTGAACAATATGAAGCAGTTCGAGATTCGATTGACTTCGTGGTCATGTCTTACAAAACCCCAATCGCTTGGCACTCTTCTGCTGGTTGGTACATGGTCAAACAGAAGTTTTCTGTGACTACTTCACGCCATCAGGGAATCGTTAGAAGGGCATTGAATAGCAAAGGATTAGTCGAGGTTTCACGATGAAAACTTTCACCGCTTTCATTGTCTGCCAATCGTTAGACATTCAAGCCGAAACAATCGAAGAAGCAGAGGAAAGATATTCAGAGTTCTTCGATGGAGGGGAATCATGTGCAAAGCATGAAGAAGATTGTGACTGCTTCTCCTTCGATGATTCAAATGTCTTTCATTACTTCGAAGAAGAAAACGAATCCGCTTCGTGGAAGTTGGTTCACCGATTGGCTTCTCAAATCTTCGAGAAGTTCGGAGAAACTGAATCATTTCTCTATCTTGTCGAACAGATAGCAGAAGCAACCGAAGAAGATCCCATGAAAACCCTCTACGAGGTCAAGGCATACACCGACCGACAAACAAGGGAGGACATGGCGAGTTAGTCGAAACCCCTTCGGGGGTCTTCGGTGGGGTGGTTCCCCCCGAACTGATGAGACAAACCACTAGAGAAAGGGTCAGAATGTACGAAGTAAAGAAAGTCCGACTCTTCGAGAACTCTCGAGGAATGATTGGACACACTCTCCACATCTACAGAGGAGAGAAGGAAATCGGGGAGTCCACCCATGACGGAGATTCCCTCTGCTACGACATCCGATTTATCTACTCCAGCGAGGAATGCGACTTCCTTGCAGAGTTCGGGGATGCACAAGATGGAGTTGACCAACTCCTCACCGCTTACGAAGACCGACTCCTCCACGGATCGAAGAAGGGGGCGTGAGGTTAGAGATGCAAATCGAGCTACAGGAAAAAAGATTCCACGAATCTGTTGCACCTTGCAAAGATTTCGTGGCACATCCACACATGGTTGATTATGAAGTTCACGATATGAATGGGAACTTCCTACGGATGGAACACGGCGGTTGTTATGTCTGCCGATGTTCTTCTGTTGCTGAAAGTGATGGAAGCAATGAACTTGCTCTTGCTCTCGAAGATGCTGGCATCAAATGCCAAGTCGAACAGACTGGTGGGTTCTGCATGGTGGTCTATGTCTACTCAGAAGATATGAAGAAGGCATTGACCCTGACCACCGATGCCATTGGGTTCGAACCCGATGTCGAGGAAGGCATGGAGGAATGGGTTGACCTGACTCCAACTGAGGTTGCAGAAGGAAAGACTGCAATCGAAACGCTAGTCGAAACAACCAAGGCAAACCTTTGGAGGATTGGAAAATGAAAACTGGAATGACTTACATCTGCTCAACTTGTTGGGCAGAAGCATCAACGAATGCTGATTATGAAAAGCACATGGACATCTGCCAACCCGACAGAGTTCGAATGACTGACCGCAAGAACATCAAGGTCGGCGACCAATGGTTCGACATGATGTTCTTCTCAGATGGTTCGATTCAAAGAACTTGCATCTCTTATGTGATGAAGGATGGGAAGAGAGTGGCGATTCCAGATTGCCAAGCAAGGGTCTCTGATTGGGAAGCGAAGTGGCACTACTGCAAGAACTGCGATTGGAATCAAGCATCGTAAGTCGAAACCTCCCTTCGGGGAGGTCATGGGGAACTGGTCAACCCCATCTGATGAGACAGACCACTAGAGAAAAGGAACAGATATGAAACTAACGAAGAGAGGAAAGCGAGTTCGTGCAGTAGCAATACTTCTCGGGATCATCGCTATCTATTATGTAATGACCCACATTTGGTGGGTTGGAGACCACTACTGCTGGGGCAGTATGGTCGAGTGCTACTTCGAGGAGGGAAAGTAATGAACAAAGCTGAAACTTTCCTCGATATGAACTACAAAGAATGGGAAGCAAAGTACAAACCAATCGCCAGCGAAGATGGCTCTTGGTTCCATGACGATGCTGAGAAGTTGAAGACCTTCGATCCTAAACAGATTTGGACTTGGGTCTCTGAGGGAGATAGCGATTGGATTTACAACGGATATCGCTGGATAAACAGACTCTCTTACCTAGTGACTGAAGTTGCTTGGCAAGAAGGCGAAGACATCTGTGTCGTAGTAAGGGAGACCAAGTAATGACTGACCTAAACAATGAAGTGAAGGAACTTCACAAGTTGATTGGCGATTCATATTGTCGCTATGAGTTATCAGAAGATGCTTACAACCATTGGTTGAAGTTGGCAGGAATACAGATACAGGAGGTATCAAGTAATGCCTAAGTTCAAAGTGAAGTATGTGTATGAACGCTGGTATGACCTCGAGCTGGAGGCTTCGAGTCGAGAGGAAGCACTCGATAAGTTCCATGCCGGTGATTTCGAAATCGAATCAAGGCTTGTCGGCGGCGAACTTCAAGATTCGGTGGTCATTGAGGAGGTCTTGGCATGAATATCTATGACGAGAACAACAACTGCATTGAATGCATGGAGTACTTCTACGATCCGCATCAACCTGATTGCAAGTACTCAGATGTCTGTGGCATCTGCGATTGCAAATGGGAATCATTCAGCAAGTCACTTGCTATCCATTGGAAGGTGAACAAATGACTGAAAAGCTACAGAGAATCATCGTGTCCATCTATTCAAGCGATAACAATCTCCTTCTTGGAGACCTATCTCGCCGACTCGATGGGTTGGAATGGTGGATTACTGACCGCCAATCCATCGAACTTGGTGAAGAAACAATCAGAGTCATAGACACAACCAAATGGAAAGAGGAGGGTCAGGAATGAAGTACACATTCAATGCGGTATTCGAAACCAACAGACCGCTAACACAGAAAGAGTTCGATGACATCGAGAACACATTGCGATTGCAACTCGATGAACCTTGGGTCGAACAAGGTGATGGACAATGGGATGATGCCGAGTTCGATCTATCGGTGATCACCTGTGAGATGAAGCAGGAGGGTTGATGGGGTATGTACTCTTCTTCCTTTCCTTCTTCACCTTCCCACTTGGTATGAGTGAAGACTCACCCATACTGATGACGATTCCCTTCCTTGTATGGACAGGGGCAATCCTCTTTGGAGGAGAAAGGTAAACAATGCACCGACTTATCATCGGTGGTCTCTTGTTGGGGGCGGTACTCATATCGCCCCCACTCAAGACCATTGAAACCAAAGCTGAAACAAACCTCGTGGTTCAAGACATTCCAGTCGTGATTCACTACGAGGATATGACCTTCGATCATCTGCCACCGGCATGGCAGAAGCTGGCTATGTGTGAGAGTAGCGGCAGATCGAACGCAGTAGCAGGAACAAAGAAGCAGTTCCAAGGCTACTTCCAAATCGAATATCCCCGGACTTGGGTTGCTCACGGCGGCGATAGCGGCACACCACCCAAGAAGGCAACCCTGATGGAGCAGTTCCATGTGGCACTACACATCTATGCTGACCGAGGATCGAAGCCGTGGCCATACTGTGGCAAGTTCCTGAAGGCGGAATACGGCAAATAGTGGTACGATAAATGTAGTGGATCTGATCCTCCACTCTAGGGAAAGGCCCCCTCTTCGGAGGGGGTTCTTTCATTTACGGAAGTTATCTGTAGAGTAGAAGCCAGTAGCTTTGAATATCGTAGGTGTAGCTGAATACTTTCTCACCAATGTATTGCCACACTCTCTAGTTGGACAATCATAATCTTCTTCAGGATCGTTGAACCCACGGACAATCTCAACAACATTGCCACAACCCGGGCATTCGTAATCATACCTAGCCATAGTAACCTCTAAACTTTCTCAACTTATCCTCAGGTACACAATAGATCTCAGGTCTACGCCAGTCAGGTTTATCCAACCACTCTTCCTTCTTTGCTTCGGCACCCATAATCCAACCGATGAGTTCGTAGTTCGGCATACCACCACGGACAAGAACAAACTTGATGTCATCCTTTGCATCTGGTCTGACTAACAATCTGCCCTGCTCATGTCGTGTGTACTTCACATCTATATTCGGTTCAATATCAACACCACCTTGACCGAATGCACCAGACCAATAGACACCTAAGTATTTGGCGACAGCAATCTCTGCTCCGCATCCATCGACATCAAGAAGTATTCGCTGCCATGGATCGAGGTCACCAAGACCACGCATCTGTTGGTTCTTCATCGTAGATACATATCGTTCTACTGCTGTGTTCACCGCCATTACAACCTCATATCTTTCGAGGTTGATCTTTACGCCCACGGCGTTGGCCCTCCAAGGTGGTCAATAATCTTTCGAAGTATCTTCTGAATCCTGCGATCTACTGTGGAGTCAGAGACTCCCATCGCTTTGGCTATATCAGATAGTGTCATTGGGGAAGCTCCGTATCTGAGGTCGAGTATGTACTGTTCATCTTTATCAAGTAGTTCAAGTGCTGATCGAATGTCAATCACCATGGCAAGAAGATTGCCACCCTCATTGGGTGCTGGTGAGCGGCGTGGTTGTCCATCGTCTACCTTGTCAACGAGAACTACACCCTTCGAATCAAACTGAAATGCAACAGGAAGAAGTTCTGCTACCTTGGCGGTGTCGTAGAAGAACTCATCACCTGTTGAATAGCCAAGCATTGTTGCCTTCTCTTTACGAGAATACTTTTCAATATGACGGCGGAACCTAGCCATAATCTTTCGGGCAACCCACTTGGTTTCATCTTTGCTGACTGTGTAAGAAGCATCAAGATCTTCTTCAAGTTTGGGTCGTTGAAGTACATAGACATTCAACTCTTGAACCAAGTCTTTATACTCTACATAGCCAGCAAATCTGCGGTGGATAGTATGAGAAGAGATGTTGATTAGATCGGCAAGATGTTCTTTGGCTCGATCACTCATCGAGTAAATCACCATCTTCTATCTCTAGGATTGCATCAATCACAAACCTGACTGCAAAATACAACGATGTAATTACAAGAATCGGAACCAAAAAAAAGAGGAGCTTCTTCATAGCTTGTTCGCTGGCCACTTTCCACGCTGAACCATCATGGCAATGATGGCGTAGTTGGCTAGATCTTTGAATGAATCTTCGATTGGTTCATGCTGTGGCTTGCCATCACCGAATGCAAACAGGTTCTTCAAGCGTTCAAACTTGTCACCCATACGAACAAGCAGACCATTCATCGGGCCACCGAAGGCATTGTTGATATTGCCCGGGCCGTAATCCCTTTGCTTGCTTATCAGAAGATTGCCAAGTTCATCGATGATATCCCACACATCGGTGACGAACTGGTTCATCTCTGGATCGGAGGAACTCGAACTGTTATCTCTAGGCCCGAAGGTTGATTGCTTACCTTTACCACCGTTAGGCCATGACTTTCTAATAATCTTTTCAAAGTCTCTATTGTCTCTTGGTTTTCCATGGTCACTCATCTAGCCCTAACCTCTTTCGTAGTCCTTCTAATCCTTCTTCTAGTACAACAGAGTTGACATCAGAGCCTTGTGGTAATGGTATCAGTTCTGCGTGTTCGACTTCTTGTAATACCTTTTCGGCGAGTTCCATACCCGGATTGCTACCATCCTTCTTTCCTTCGTCATTATCTGCAAGGACAAGTACTCGTTTGTATCCTCCGAATAACCTGTTGAAGTGTGGTCGCCACGCTTTGACACCCGGTACTCCAACTGAAGGCAACAGTTGGCTGGCAATAATTGCATCGAGTTCTCCTTCGCAGATTGCAACAACATCTGAAGCTTTCTGTAGATCGATGGCATTGAAGAGTCTTGCTGGCTGATGCATTGGAGCCATGTACTTAGGGCCCGGAGATCCATCGACTCTTCGGAACTTGAATCCTGCCACCCCATTGACAACTCTGTATGGGATGGATAACCAACCGATAAATTGCACATGGCT